ACGATGCACAAACAGGAGGGTTTCTGGGACTGTCGCCTATTGGTTAAGGCCCACTGCTTATAACGGTGTGAAGAGGGTTCAATTCCCTCCAGTCCTACTTGGAAGATCTTATTCTTCCATAATGTCTCAGTAACTCAGTGGACAAGAGTATCCGCCTTCTAAGCGGTTAGTCGTTGGTTCGAATCCAACCTGAGACGCTTGGAGAATTTATCTCCATATATAATATGATAGAGGGTAAGTCACTGTTATATCCTTATGAGGTATATCACACTTACTCCATCAAAATGTAGGAAGTGCAACACCTCTCGCTGGTTTAGACTGGATGATGTGAAAGGTGATTCTGTCCGCACATAGAAATCCCTCCTACCACCATTCCACAATAGCTCAGCGGTAGAGTCGCGGTCTGTTAAACCGTTTGTCCCTGGTTCGAATCCAGGTTGTGGAGTTGGAAGGTCTGGAAATGTCTGGGTCTTTCATAAGAGTCGGGATCATCATATCCGACTCACTAAATCCTAAGTTTTCTTAGGTCGGGGACTTGATCACCCCCGCTCGTTGCGGAGAGTGTCTTCCGCTGGTGATGGGCACTCATCACCTTTCGCCCTTGTAGCTCAGTGGTAGAGCAACGGTTTTGTAAACCGTTGGTCGTCTGTTCAAATCAGATCGGGGGCTTGACATAATACTCATTATGTCTTATACTTTTCCTATCCGTGTGAAGGAAATGTGTTGGGGGAGCAATCTCCCATTTTGCGGAGTTAGTTCAGTGGTAGAACGCTATCCTTCCAAGTTAGATGTCGTCGGTTCGAATCCGATACTCCGCTTATAAAACCGTAAAAACCGAAAAGGCTTGACTGATCCCAAAGGAACTGTTAAGATAAATACCGTGAAGTGATAGTGCCTCAACTACTCGCATAGTCACACATTATGTCCTATAGAACAAAAACAAATTTTTATGAAACTCAAACAACTGATGCTTGCACCTGTTGCTCTGGGAATGGTTGCTCCTGTTGCTGCGAATGCCGCAGATCTTAATATGGCAGCAGTCAACCAATACGCTTCTTCTGAGCAGGTTACAAGTATTAATCAACTTTCTGATGTGCAACCTACTGATTGGGCATATCAAGCACTCAGCAACCTTGTAGAACGTTATGGTTGTGTTGCTGGTTATCCTAATGGTACCTATGGTGGTGGTAAGGCAATGACCCGATATGAGGCAGCAGCACTTCTCAATGCTTGCCTTGACCGTGTAACCGAGCAAACTGATGAACTGAAGCGTCTTGCCGATGAGTTCCGCAATGAACTTACAGTAATTCAAGGACGTGTTTCTAAACTGGAAGCACAGGTTGGACAACTTGAAGCAACCCAGTTCTCCACTACCACTAAACTGCGCGGTGAAGCATCTTTCGTTCTTGGTAATGTGGATAATTACACGACCAAAGGTGGTGATGTAACTCATGCAGCATTCAATTATGATCTGCGTCTGAACCTAGACACTTCATTCACTGGTAAGGATCTTCTCAAGACCCGTCTGCGTTCTGCTAACTTTAGCAGTGATCCTTTTGGTTCCAGCTCTTCGCTTTTCAAACTGGATAAAGCAGATAATACTTCCAGTGAAGTTGGTAACAACGTAGTTATCGACCGCCTGTATTATCAGTTCCCTGCTTTCAATAACAAAGCAACTCTGACTGCTGGTGCTGTTGTTCGTAACACTGAGATTGCTTGGATGCCTTCTGCTTATAAGTCTGGTATTCTTGACTTCTTTGCCGTTGCTGGTACTCCTGGTGTTTATAACAAGGCAACTGGTGCTGGTTTCGGTGTTCAGTATGGTAAGAAAGGTCTTGTTGCTGGTGTAAACTACGTTGCACAAGCAGGTCAAGATAGTTCTAAGGGTGAGTTTGATGAGACTGGTGCTCTGAATACTCTCGCACAGATTGGTTATCGTGGTACTAACTGGGGTGCTGCATTTGGTTATCGTTATGGTACTGAAGGCACCCGTGTTCGTACTTACAACGGTCTGAATGGTTCCTCTGGTACTTTGGTTCCTGGTCAAACTTCCAACGGTTATGCTCTGAACGCATACTGGCAACCTAAGAAGTCTGGTATTGTTCCTTCTGTCTCTGCAGGTTATGGTTGGAACACTGTGAGTGGTACTACTAGTGCTGCTACCGACAGTCAGTCTTGGTTTGCTGGTTTGACTTGGGATGATGTGTTTGTTGATGGTAACTCTGCTGGCGTTGCTATCGGACAGGCACCTACTGGGGAAGATCTTGAAAAGGCAACGATGCTTGAGATTTTCTACAAGTATCAAGTGTCTGATAACATTAGTGTCACTCCTGCTATTATCTACGGAAGTGATAACCAGCGCCTTGCTGATAACTCCTCTAACTGGGGTGGTGTAATTCAGACGACTTTCCGTTTCTGATAGATTAATGGGGGGTTGACAAAACCCCCTTTTTATTGTATTATAGTTTACGAGTTAGGAGTTTTATGTCGCTCATTTCCCAACGTGATAGAGAAGTTGCTATTGAAGCACTTGATTTTTATCTTTTCAATAAAAAGTTTGATCTTAATGAAGAGAAAACAATGGAAATTAATGCTCTTATCAATTGGATCAAACTAGAATACACAAAGCATGAAAATTAATCTATGGTTTTGTAAGGATATGAATCAGTGGCGATGGACTCTTGTTGATGGTCATCGCCCAATCGTTAAACAAGAGTCTGGGCAAAGAGAAAATCTTCGTGATGCTATGAATGATGTGGCAAATACTGTAGAATACATGATGAGTCAATCTTGACTTTTATTGGGAGCATAGCTCAGCGGTAGCAGCGTCTGCTTTACACGCAGAATGTCGGGGGTTCGAATCCCTCTGCTCCCACTTTATAAATACTTGAAAAAGTATTTGGTTACATGGAAGGTTTATATAAGTTGCTGAGTGATATTCATTCAAATCTTTTTGTATTATTTCATAAGACTTGGGTTTTTCATTGGAATGTAGTCGGTTCTGATTTTCAACAACTTCATACATTATTTGGTGAACAATATGAAGCAATGTTTGAAGAGATTGATCGTCTTGCCGAACATATGAGATTTTTGAATGTTCGACCAGTTGGAACTCTCACAAGAATTGTGGAAGTTTCTACTGTTGGACAAGGTTCCGATATTGTTCAAGTTGATGAACTTGGACAAAGACAAATTCTTCCAGGTAAACCAATCACCAAATCTGATGATATGGTTAAAAGACTTCTAGCAGATAATCTTATCTTTTTAGAACTATTGACAGAAGCATCAGAGGTTGCTGGATCCCAAAGATCTTATGCATCTGAAAACCTTCTTCAAGATTTGATGGAATCACATGGTAAGTTTGTGTGGATGCTGAGATCTATCACAGAAAAAAATCAAAAAATGGCAATAGAGGATGTTGCTATAGAACAACCTCAGGAACAAATTCCACAACAAGCACCACTTCAATAATATATAATAAATTGATAAATTAACTATGGAAAATTTAAGAATTAGATGTCGCTCCTGTGGTAAGGAGTTAGAGGGTCATCACATTAGAACTGTATCTTGTGGTTGTCAAAATATGGCAACTATACGTGGAGATAAAATATCAGCACTTGACTTATCTCAGATTGTTATGCTAAACTCTTATCATAACAAAGCAAAGTCTGGAGTTCTTACAAATGAAGACATTATGTGGCAAGAATCACGTCGTCAACGTAAAGTAAGAAGACTTGATTTTGAAGTCCGTTGAGGACTTTATTGGAGGAACAATCCGATTGGTGACGGAACCGCTCTTGAAAAGCGTTGAGGTGTTAAATCCCTTAGGCGTTCGACTCGCCTTTCCTCCGTTTAGAAATATTACTAAATTTAAGATTCTCTTAAGCACTTTCTTGAAATCAACACAAACTTGACATAGTAAAAGTACTTACTAGAATAACTAGTAGTATTCAACTTAAAACCCTATGGATCAGCACACCTATGACAATTGGGTGAAGATCAAGGAGACTTTTGAATCTTCTGGGAACACAGATAATATGTTCTATAAAAGAGCAGTAGAAATCGTTAAAACCAGAAGAGATCCTCTGGCAAAGTTTCTTGGAGATGAAAAATGATGGAACCATTTGACGATGATTATGTAACTCGCACAGAAGTGCAGGAGATGATTGATGCAGCAATACGACGACACAACCGTAATGCTTCTATCATTAGTATGTGCGTCGGTTGGGTGGTTCTTGCTTTATTTGCTGAGGGACTTTTAAGGTTGATTGGGGTTATTCCCCCGTTACTTCCATTTCTTAAAATTACTTTAAACTAATGGGAATAATTACAGAAAAAGATTTACAAGAACTCCAAAGGAGAGTTTTGCAGCAGAAGATAGACGAACTATTTGAAGAACCTTCAACTTATGAGGATGAAGACGATGAGTAATCTTTTTATATCTTCATTTTTACTTTTTGGTTCTATTATATTATTCATTTATTGGGGACTTACACACGCATATCCAGGAGTTGTATGAAAGTAGGATTAATTGGTCTTGGAAGAATGGGCGAGGGAATGTCTCGCCGTATGATGAAAGCTGGTATTGAAGTATGGGGTTATCGGAGGAATTATGCAAAAGCAAACGAAGCATTTGAAAAGGGATATGTGGATGGAATTGCAACTACTATTGAAAATCTTGTTAAAGTAGTTAAGCAAAATAAAAATGGTAGGAAGCAACCAGGAATTTTTCAAATGGTTGTGCCAGCAGAAACAGTGGAGGAAACAATCAATGAGTTACTACGATATTGTGGTGAAGGAGATATTATTATTGATCATGGCAATAGCAATTTTAAAGACAGTCGGAAAAGAGCAGAACGATTGGCAAAACTTGGTATCGAATATATTGATTGCGGTACTAGCGGTGGTGTCTACGGTTTGGATCGTGGATACTGTCTTATGGTTGGTGGCGGAAATACTGCAGTCGCCACTTGTGCAAAGATTTTTGATGCCCTCGCTCCAGGAATCATCGCTGCCCCAAGGACTCAGTTTGACTCGGATGTAACTTCCGCTGAGTTTGGTTGGTTGCATTGTGGTGGTCCAGGTGCAGGACATTTTGTGAAGATGGTCCATAATGGTATTGAATATGGCATTATGCAAGCATATGCTGAAGGATTTAATATCATCAAGAATGCAAACGCAGGTGCCAAATATGTCAGAGAAGGAGATGCAGAGGTTGCCCCTATGGCAGACCCAGAGAGTTATTGTTATGATGTTGATGTTGCTGAAGTGGCTGAGTTATGGCGTCGTGGTAGCGTTGTTGGGTCTTGGTTACTCGATCTTACTGCTGATGTGTTACGCAGGGATGGTGAGCTTAAACAGTTCTCTGGGGGCGTATCCGACAGCGGTGAGGGTCGTTGGACTGTTTCTGCCGCTGTGGACTTGGGGGTTCCCGCTCCTGTTATTACTGCTGCCTTATTTGAAAGATTTAACTCACGCAATCTCGGATCGTTCGGAGCAAAAATCCTGAACGGAATGCGTTATATGTTTGGTGGGCACCATGTTAGGTAAAGCACTTATTTTTATTTCTATTCCTTTTGTACTGTCTACACTCTATTTCGGAACACGAGGAGGGTATTATGATTCAAAGGATTATAAAGGAAATGGAACCGCACATTAGACAGAGGTATGGATTTGCGTTATCTGCTTTTTCCAGAATGCTTGGTGTAAAAACTGCAACTAATGATATACATATCAGACAGTTTTGTTTGGAATGGTCTGAGTGGGGTGTAAATGCCCCTTTATCTGGACTTGATGAAGTAGACCAATATTTTTACTACGAATATAAGAATTGGAGAGGAAGATGATTTTTCATATTGTAGAAACACTTGCAGAAAGTCCAATATGGTTAGGTGCATGTGGATTTGGAATAATTGTAGTTCCCATTATGGGAATTGCTTTTATACATAATAAAATAAAATAAAAGATAAAATATGGCAACAGCAACATTTGCAATTAGTAATGTAACTGAAGGGGAATCATGGAATATATCTATGTCGGGTTTAAATTTTAGTACTCCTATAAATTTACTAAGTTATTATTCCGTTTATACTACTCCTGCACCACCAGTGATCCTTAATGATGCTTTTCCTGGTTTTATAGTTTATATTACGAGTATATATAGTTCTAATGGGGGTGGCGCACCATATTTTACTTGGAGAGAGTATAATTGGAATACTGCAGGTAGAAGAGAATTTGGTCATAGTTTAGATCTATGGAGTTCAGATCTTTACACGGATATTGTTACAAATAATTTTACGTGGAGTCAAATTAACAATAGAACTTATAATTTATCTAATGATAGATATAGTTTACTATATTATTATACTTATAACGCTACTAATAAATCAGCTGCTCGTCCAACATATTGGTCAAAAGGTGGAATATTAACAGTAAATGTAGTATAAATTTGACATATTTTCTATTTAAGTCTATAATAATAAAATACGGAATGTAGCTCAGTTTGGTAGAGCACTCGCTTTGGGAGCGAGATGTCGCAGGTTCGAATCCTGTCATTCCGATTGCCAGTTGATTCACTGGCACACTTGACTAAATACTGTCAAACTCTTATAATACCTGAGTAATTTAAACACAACAATGTCTCTGATCGAAAAATTCAAGAAAGATATTAGCACTCTTCGCTCTGCTGCTAATGGAGAAATCTACCTTGATGTAAAGAATCCTAAACTTTATAAAAAGGTTTTTCGTTATTATCAAAATGAGGGAGTTGTTTTTTCTGGAGAACCTCTTGATGACTATGAAATGTTAATGGAATATTTGGAAAGTGATCTTGAGTCCGTTGAAGTTGCTTAATGAAAAAGTCTGATGTACTAAGATACATTGGTAACATTCTTCTCTTATCTGGATATTTTGTTTTGTTATGGGGAGATCCTAAAGTTGGATTGTTTGTAAAGTGTATTGGAAATGCTTTTGTAGTTCCTTTTGCAATCAAGTATAAGTTTTGGGATATTCTTGTATTGTGTGCTTTTTATGCTGCCATTGAAATTCCAAAACTAATTCAACTTTTTAATTAATATGACTTATAAAGGAATTCGAGTTATTGAACATGAGCATTTGGGTGGAAATTGTGTAGAGGGTGATCCATATACTTATGCTCCAGGTGTGTGGTCTTATTTAATAGATAGATTTTGCATTAAATCTATGCTTGATGTTGGTGGTGGACTAGGACATTGTGCTGAATATTTCTTTAAAAAAAATATTCGTTCTATTTCACTAGATGGATTATATGAAAATGTTTTAAAATCTATATATCCCACAATTCAATGGGATATTAACTCTGGAGCGTTTAAAACTAAAGTTGATCTGGTGCATTGTCAAGAAGTCGTAGAACATATTTCTCAAGAATATGTTCAAAATTTAATTGATACTTTAAAATCTGGTTATTATATTTGTATGTCTCATGCAAATCCAAATCAAAGTGGACATCATCATGTAAATTGCCAACCATCTGAATATTGGATCGAATTAATGGAAAAAAATAATTGTTATCTTTTAGAAGAAGATACTAAAAGAATTAGAGAAATTGCTAATAAAGATGATTCTAGATATTTAAAATACACTGGATTAATATTTTGTAATAGAGATTATTAATTTTGTTTCTTATTTTTCATTAAAAATAAGTGGTGGAGTCAAAAGACCCGTTGAGTTTCCAATCTCTCTCTAAAAGATTGGTGGTGCGGATGGGGTTATCCCGCCTGGTTTCCAATTTCCAGTTAAAAAATAATATTATATATACCTTGAAAATTATAAAGATGACAATTTTATAAACTATGAAAATTTTATTCATATCCACTTATAGTGCCTATGGAGATCAAATTGCCGTTAATGGTATGGTTAATTTTTTGTCTCTTTATTATGATAAAATAATTATGTTAGTTCATTGGAATTTTTTATCTGTAATAGAACATTTATATTCTTCAAACGATAAAGTTTTTCCAATGTCTTATGATTATTTTATGTTTAATGATATTTTTGGTGAATCTTGTGATGAATTAGATTGCATGTGTTTACTTGGCAGTGATTATATAAATGACACATGTAAAAAAGAACCTAACAGTGTTTATGATGATTCATCTGTTACAGTTCCAGATTTTCACTCAAAAAATATCTTTACTGAGGTTTATAGTCAAAAAAATCCCATCGGACATAAATTTGGATTTAATGTTCAACGATTAAATGATTTGGATATGGTGTCTGAATTTTATAATAAAATGGGATTTCCTGATGAAATGAAATATAAATGTTTTGATTTTTCTAGATTAGAGAATGATGAAAACACTTTAATAGAAGAGTTAAATCTACCAGATTCATATGCAGTAGTTTGTGAATATGACAAACCACCAGGTTTAGGTGATACTGTTTTAAATCATATTAAAAAAATATCTGATTACAATCAATCGAATATTATTTCTAGAAAGTATATTACCTGTAATAATATTATTAATATTCATATGC